CCTATTGGCGCGTCTAAAGCCGAGCTAGTTGACTTAGCAAACCGCCAAGAGCGGGTGCGTAGGGCAAGAGAAGCCGCAGAAGAATCTCGTTTAAGTCTTGTTGAGGGTAGACGAGGTTCATTCAGTAGAGGCTTAGATATAGGCACAGACCTTGTAGCGCAAGCTACAGGCTCTTCATTAGAAGGTATAGGCAGTCTTCTAGGTCTTGAAGGTCTTGAAGAATACGGTGCTGAAGTAGCCCTTGAGAATGAAGCTGATATACAGCGCAAGTCTAGGTTCCAAACCCGATTCGACGATATTGAAGGCATTGGAGACTTTGGCTCTTACCTAGCCGGTATTGCTGGCGAGTCTCTACCCGCTATGGCTGCGGGTATTGCTGGTGGTATCGGTGCCGCTGCCGCTGCTCCCGCTGTTGGTTTGGGGGCGCTAGGCGCTGGTGTTGCTGGCGTTGCCGGTGCCACTACTGCAAATGTACCGTTCTTCTACGGCATGAACCGTGAGCGCCAGAAAGACGCTATAGAAGCTGGGCTTAGAACTGAAGTAGACGAAGGTGCGGCTTTCTTTACTGCACTACCTCAAGCACTACTCGACGGTATTGCTGACCGCTTGTTGGTTGGTGGACTGCGAATTACAGACGAAGCTATCCGTGCAGGGGGTTTATTTACCAGAGCCAGTAAAGGAGCCACAGCCGGTACGATAGTAGAAGCTCCCACTGAAATGGGCCAACAACTACTAGAACGTGCTCAAGCAGGACTACCCCTAGATAATGAAGAAGCACTTGCAGAATACCGTGAAGCTGGCATTGCTGGTGGTCTGTTAGGTGGATCTATCCGAGGCACCGCCGCTGCTATTGGTGGCGACAGTGTAAGACAAGCAGAGGCACGAGAAAGAGCTAGATTAGCTGAAATTCCAAGGCTACCAGAAGACGCACCGTCAGGTAGGCAAGGCGAGTTATTTGAGGTAGATGAAGATGCTCAGATAGAAGCAGATATAGATAGAGCAGAAACTGCCGAAATCGAAGCCATGATAGCAGAGGATGAAGCTGCTGAAACCGCTGCTGAAATTAAAAGAGAAACAACACAGCGGGATATGTTCGATGAGCTAGAAACCGCTGAAATAGAAGCAGAAATAGACGCAGAAGAAACGGCGCAAATAGAACAAGAAATTGCCGCTGAAGAAGAAACAGCGCGTATTGAAGAGCAAAAAGAAGAGCGAAAACGTGTAGCGTCAGAACAGGAAACTCTTACTGGCGAACTAGACACCATACAAGCTAAAGAATCTGAAGAGCGTCGTCGTGAAATTTTGCTAGATGTAGTAGAAAACCAACCGACACGACAATACAACACTTTACAAAAAAGGTTTTCTCGTGCGTTAGAAGCAGCGGGTATAGCTAATACACAGCCTACAGAGACTGAAACTGCCACTATGCAGCGAGTCATAGATGTCGCTCGTGCAGAACCTGTACCCGCAGAACCTGTACCTGCTGACTCAGATGTCAGTGCTATAGAAGCGCAAATACCTGAAAGGCGCACGGCTCCTGAAATTAGTGACACCACTGAATTACGTCAAACATCTCTTGAAGGTCTTGGGCGTAGGGGGCAACGCACCGAGGCAGAGCCAGCTTCTGAACCTCGCCCTGTTACTGAAGAGGATCTTACAACTGCGGGGTTCAAAAAGAATGCTGCAATACGACAACGTGTTACAGGTAAGGATCTGAACGACCCCGGAGTGCAAGCAGACCTCACAGAAACAGCAAATCAATTCAAAGAACCAAAAGTTAAAGAGGGCGTAACTCGCCTTTTGGAAGGAGTGCCTAGTGAGCAACGTGGTTTATTTGACCCAGCCGAAAGACCAGCCGAAACAAAAGCAGATAGAGTTAGCGTTCAAGGTGATACACCGAGCGATGCAGACGCGCAAAGAGCAGTTGATCCCACCGTCACTCAGCCATCTGACGGACTACCAGTGGACACTGCTGGAAGAGGCGCTGTGGGAACTGCTGGAGGAGCAAGAAGAAAGCGTCGTACATTAGTACAGAGAACAAGAGACAAGATTAAAATGAAAACGGCAGGGGCACCCACCCTGTCTCAACCCGATGCCGAAACTGGTGAAATCACTGTTACGTTTAACGACGGTGAAACTAGGACGATGAAGAAAGAGGATGGCCTGTTCGTCGCCACCGATAGACCCGACCCAGAAGGTAGGATTCTTGGCAGCACACCCAAGCAAGCCACGGCAGCGTTAGAGAAGCAACGCAAAGGGCCAGAGCTGCAAAGAGAAGCAAGCAAACGTATCGGCGTAACTAAGACCAAGCGGAAAGCCCCTGCACGACCTAAGCTAAAAGTAGCCGAAGGGCCGACAGAAGAAGAGGCTCGCGTAACCAGAAATCGTCGTAAGAAAGCGCAAACTGCCAGATTCAAAGAACTTAAAAAGAGTGGCGTTGAGACCGCAGAAGCGCAAAGAATAGCTAAAGAAGAATTTCCTGATCTAGGACAAACATCATTTTCAAAAGCTAAAGATGATGATTACGCGACCAGCGAGCAGCTAGCGGAAGGACGAACAGAAAAAGAGATTATTGAAGAGTCTAACAGGCTGTTAAAAGAGACCAAAGGCGGCTCATTAGTTGATGCACTAAAAAATATACAAAGAAACGCTAACAGCCCGTTTGAAGCCTTAGTAGCGGGTAAAGTAGCTAAACTAATAAAACGTATGGAGTCACTAGGAATTACGTTTAGCTATGAAATAGCCGAACTTGATTTTAATGTCGTTGCTGGTGGCACTAGAGGGATTATGAATCCCGCTAGATATGAGTCTGATGGTGTTATTGAAGTCGTCGTAGCTCGCACCAAAGATCCGCTAGCGTTAAATAACGGACTTACAAATAGGACTGTTCTACATGAAGCTATTCACGCCGTTACGTTTCTCACAATCCGAGCCGGTAACAGGTTACCAACGGGCACGAAGATAAGAAAAGATTACGACGATATACGTGAGCTATTTAACAAAGTAATAAGATATGGCAACGAGCAGATTGCTAAAGCTAAAAAAGACAACAACTTAGAAAGTTTACATCCAGCTTTATTAGCGTATTACCAGCGAACAAACAACAGCCTACAAAACCCAGATGAACTTGTTACATGGGCGCTCACTGATAAAACCATGCAGGATTACTTAGACAGTGTTCCGTATGACATGAGCACCAAAACTATCGGTAAAGGTGATAGCACGTTGTGGGAAGCAGTCGTAAACGCAACACGTAAGCTGCTAGGACTACCGCCAAAAGATAACACTGCCTTAAACGAGTTACTGCGTATACAGGATACTCTACTAAGTCCACCCACTACTGAACTCACGGAACTACTAAAGAATACCACCTATAAAACCATAGACGGTAAAAGTTTTGAGATCCTTAAATCTCAAATAGCCGACCCTGCACTTACTCCTAATAACGAGGCTGATGCTCGTAACCTCTTAGACAGAGGCATCAAGAGTGTGCCGATTCTAAACTCGGACGGTGCAAAACGTATTGCTGATACCGTGTCTGACGTATCGCTGCCGCAAGCGGCTAAGGATTTTGTCTTAGGTATATTAAGTCTTAACGGCCTAGAGATGGTTGCTAAGAAGTATGTGCCGAAGATAACCGAGCTACGAAAACTTGTCCTTGAAGAAGGTGGGCGGCTACTAGAACTCAAGCGGCCCATAGACACTGCCGTAAGCAAAATATCTAAGTTTGCAAAAACAAACAAAGAGAAGGTAATTATCCTAAATCGGCTTATGCCGTATAGCTCTCTAATCGGCGTAGACCCGTCTAAGCCAGAAGAAACCTACTCTGATGACGCTGAAAAGCTGAAAGAGTGGAAGGCTATGACTGGGAAGGGTGGTGACTACGAAAGATTAGGAAAAGAAGGTCAAGCGGTATACAAGCAGATACGTAATATCTACGCCTCGCTGTTTAATGAAGTGGGGAGGGCGGTACAGGCTCGCTTAGACGCTACTGACTTAGATCCTAACGCCAAGAGAAACGTCTACGACGAACTGATGAACAAGCTGTACAAGAAAGCTACGATTGATCCGTTCTTCCCCCTACTGCGAGAAGGCGAGTATCGTCTGGAATACACGGCAACAGACCCTGAGACCGGACAGTTAGAGTATTACACAGAAAATTTTGAAACTGACAGTGCAAGAACAGCCGCTATGAAGCAGTTAACGGCTATGAGTGATGCCATCAACCTAACCGATATGAACCCTTTTGAAAATGTTGACAAAGCAAACTACCGTGACGCTCCCGCCGGTTCATTTGTAAATAACGTGTTAGGTGTACTGGGCAAGAACGGAGTAGATTCGACAGTACAAGATGAAATCATAAAACTGTTCTTAGATACGCTGCCAGAACGCTCGTTTGCACAATCATTCCGAAGACGAGAAGGCTATCGCGGCTTCATTGGTGACCCAAGGCTGTTACGTGAAGAGACATACCCAAATCACGATATGGTCAGAGCGCTGCGAACCAGAAGTGCGTCTATAGCGCGACAGATTGTACGTTTAGAGTACGGGTCTAAGTTTCAAAAACTACAGGAAGAAATAGAAGCAGATCTAACAGCATTACAAAAAGACAACAAAGCGGACAAGAAAACCAAGCGAGCAGCTAAACAATTTGTAAGAGAAGTGCAAAAACGAGTCTCTTTTGCTAAGAATCCTGACGTTGAAGATTGGGCCAAGAACCTGACAACTTTTGGTTTTACCATGACCTTGGGCCTCAACGTATCGTCCATGCTGGTCAACTTCTCGCAGCTCCCGATGGTAATTGCACCGCACTTAGCGGGTACACTCGGTGCTGATGGCAAGATGTTTGGGTTCAAAGAAACTACTAAGGCCATTGGAGAAGCCGTTCGACTGTTTAGAAACGCTGGTCTGACTGACGAGCGATACAAGTACGTGCCTTTTGTGAAAAAACGCCAAGCCATCATGGACATGATTGGCGAAGATGGTGTCGAAAAGACAGCCGTAGGGTCAGCTCCGTCACTAGATAACTATGACTTTGACTCAAAAGACATGCCACCAGAGATAAAAGAGTTCAAGGTTCTAGTCGAAGTCGCAACAGAGCATGGTCAGCTAAACCGTTCTATTGTCTACGACATGCTTGATCTGGACGAGATCGACAGTGTGCGCGGTAAAATCGGCGCTGTATCTGGATTCTTGTTTCACCACGGTGAGCGTATGACTCGACAGGTTGCACTGGCTGCTTCCTACCGTTTGATGCTGGACTCCATGAAGAGAGCGGGTAGAAAGATAGACAACGCTGCTATGCGCGAAGCCGCTGAATTTGCCATCTACGAAGTCGAACTTACCAACGGTGGCACAGCCGCAGCATCCGCACCGAGACTTGCACAGGCAGGAATAGGCAAAGTTGCTTTCTTGTACAAGCGGTACGGTGTGCAGATGACGGAGTTGCTAGGCAGTCTCATTAACAATTCTGTGCGGGGCACAAAAGCAGAGAAGCAAGCTGCACGTTACCAATTTGCAGGGGTGCTTGGTGGATCGGCTGTAGTTGCTGGAGCACAAGGACTTCCCTTCTTCGGTGCAGTGGCGCTTGTGTACAACACGTTCAAGGGTGACGAAGACGAAGAGCTAGACACGGTAGTACGCAAAGCCATAGGTGAAGGGTTCTATGGTGGTATAGGTAACTACCTCTTGGGTGTGGATGTAGCTAGCCGTATGGGACTGTCTGATCTCATATTTAGGGACAGGCTCATAGAAAAAGACCAATCGCTCTTCTTCGATATGATTGAAGTGCTTGGTGGCCCTGTTGTGGGTGTGGGTATGCAAATGGAACGAGGCTTTGAAAAGATGTTCCAGCAAGGTGAGTTTGCTAGAGGCATAGAAGCCATGTCACCCGCAGCCATACGCAACGCTATCAAGTCATACCGATTCTACAATGAGGGTGCGCTAACGCAGCGTGGTGATGCCATAGTGAAAGATCTACCTGCACCGTTGTTAGTAGGGCAATTCCTTGGGTTTGCTCCGTCCGAATACACACGACAGCTTGCTGTGAACGCGCAGTTGAAGAAGTTATCGAGGGCAGGTAACAGTCAACGTACTAACTTGTTACGTAAATACTATGTTGCGAATCGTTCTGGTAACTTCTCTGAAGCTAGGGAGGTACGCAGGAAGATGAATGAGTTTAACCGCAAGTTCCCTAGCCTTCGGATTACACCAGATACAATCAAGCGATCTATGGCCCAGCACATGCGTACTACCAAGAAGATGTACTCTGGTGTGACCCTTGACCCCAAAATGTTTAACGACCTCAAGCAAAGTGCTGCCGAGTACGATGACACGCTGACAATATGGGAAGACTTGGGATTGTAAAAACCCCTTGCCGTAAGACGGGGATTACGACAAGGGGCAGGAGAAAGATAAGACCGGAAGGTAAGGAGACCATGACCTTATCAACGCGGATAGTATCACGTTAATCTCCAAACGCGAACACCTAGAAACTGCCCAGAAAAGCAACTTTTTGCTTTAATTTCCCATTCAAATCGCTCTACGCAGATATGTCTAACTTGTTCTAGGGCTTTGGTTGTGTTGATACATGGCACAAATATCGAACTGCCAGCTACCATAGATCCCCAATCGACAACGATACGTACACCGTCAGGGTTAAGGTCATGTAGTTTTAGTACGCCTTCATTCGTCAGCGTCAACGTCATCCTGCTTCCCACGTTTTTCGTCAAAAGATTTCATGGCTACTATTATAACGTCCTGTGGATCTAGTTTAAGCAGGGTGCCCTTGTCTAAGCGTACCTTGTCCCGCTTTGCACCCATCTTAGATTTCAAATCACTTAAAAACGCACTGTAGTTTATCTGTTGCGCCGAGCACCATAGCTTCAAAGGCTTGGGTAACAAATAAACTTTTTTCAAATCGGTTTCGTATCGGGCCACTAACTTAATTTTAGGAGTAGCATCGGGTATGACGAGCTTGTCCAAGCCATTGCCTTCACCCTGCTTACTACGCAAGTCATCAGTGCTTTTAATCATCAAGATGTTGCTGTAGTTATCGTATAAGTATTCGTTCAATGTCTGTTCTACAGACACGCTCATGTTCTCTACAGCGTTGAGGTTAGCTTCAAGTAACTTCATTGACCAATTAAAGACTTCTTCTACGTCGTAGTCCAGTAATCCTAGTTTATTGGCGAAGAAAATACCTGTAAGTGTGCAAGCAACACCCGCTGACCAGAACCTGTTCTCTGCTTTAAGCCCTGCCGTAGTATCAACCCGAACCTGCATTTCTCTAAGTTTCTTTTTTACTTCCTCTACGTTCTGTATGACCCACTGTATATAAGGTATTCCTGCATGGCCGTAGTTAGCCGTTAGCTTCGCTTCAAACGCATCTGTCATACGCTTATCGTCTACAGAGTCGAACACCTTCTTAGCAGGCCACTCCAACATACGTTGTGCTTCGGCTTTGGGCTGTTGTTTCTTTGCGCTAATCTTTTCTATAACACTAGAGTTACCAGAAGTAACAGATAAGAACTTCCACGGTTCTCCGCGTGCACGTTCTAGGTTAGCCCCACCTGCCATACGCCCCCGTTGCTGACCAGAAGATAGCTGATACGCTAGGTCACTCAGCTTGTCGTCCTTCTCGTTCGTTAATTCGTCTATGTAAAACGGTAGGTTATGTAGCACCTCTGCACGATTGAACTTCATAGACTCAGTATCACGTTCATCAAGCATCGTGTTCTTGACGTAGCCCCACACTGATGCTGCCACCTGCATACATGCAGACTTACCACAGCCGCTTATGTTGGCGTGTATGTGTAGGGCACAGGCGTTCTGAGGTAAGAAGTGCATAAGGGGTGCGCCGAATGCAGTGCCCACCACGTACTGGTGCATCACTAGATCCGGTCTGGTGTTGTAGAAATTAGCCATCTCCTTCCACGCTTCTAAGGTGCCCTTGGGTTCAAAGTAAGGGATTAAAGCTGCTGTAGGCGTAGATGGTGGGTTGTACTTTATCTTGTCGGCGTGCACTTCCTTGTCACCCACAACGAACGCAGTCGCCTCATCATCCACCCAGCCGAACTGTCGCCGTGCCACATCTGCTGTAGAAGTGGCCTGTAATTCATTTATCCAAGTAACCATATATTGCAACAAGTCATCTATTCTAGGGACAGCAACACCGTTCATTGCCATCTGTTTTCGGAACTCTTCTTTTGAAATAACCGCAGTGAGCGGTAGCGTAAACTCACGTACCCCGTCCTTTGGTAGGTGTAACCTAAACACGACTGACTCACCGGCTTCCACATCTAGCAGCCGTTTCGTTATGTATAAATCATTGTGGTAAATAACTTTCTCATCCACTTCTCCGTCTATGCTGACGTTGCGAACGTAGATGCCGCCAGATGCGCCTCGAAAGTATGGACGTGGGTATGCGGGTATAACGTATTCTGGGTAGTCCTCTACGTCATATAGATTATCCTCAGACAAGTCAGAGACTTCACTATAAGTACCATCTTCACCTAGTTTGGCTTCGGCAATCTTTCTACCCAAAATCAACGGCGACTTTATCTTGCCCCAGTGAGGGCATTCGGTGCATATACCTGCTTCGTTTTCATCAAACGTCGTGCAGCGGTACGGCCCCTTAATAAGATCCAATTTTTTGAGCGTAAGCTCTGGCGTATACTCAGGGTGCTTCTTTGATATTTTTTGCGCTGCCTTTTCACCGTCTTCACAGAACTTGGCTATAGATAGCCCTGCTCTCCACATAGGCTCACTTGCTTCAGCTTGCCCACCTATTATTCGTTTTAGCTGTCTACAGCCTGTGCCTTCTTGAGATTTTAGAAGTATGTTCTTGAAACTGTATTTGATGTTTTGCAGTAATGCATCGCGTAGGCTTGCTGGCCCATCTTCGCTTACACGCTTTTGAGGAACTGGTATCGTATCCAGCCCAATCTTGCTGGCAAACCAATCAAAGTTAACCGTGTCAGGTATAGCATTTACCAGCTTAACGGGAGCAGGGGTATCTGGTTTGTGGTTGTGCGTGCCCAGCACACGTAACACTCTCGCGGTGTCGGCTGGCACTGAAGTATCTATATCAAAGTTGTGTTCTGCACACGCGGCCTTAAATCGGTCAGCTACTATCTTCCATTGTTCTACTGCCACAGGCTCGGTGAGAACCCAATAAACATGCAGTCCACGCCCCGAATCCACTATAAGCGGTTTTGGTAACGTCGTTGCAACGCAAAACCTTTGAAGCTCTTGCAGTGCGGCCTTTTTTGTAGAGAACTCTTTTTCTGGCCCACAATCCAGATCCAAGAAAAACGCCTTAGTTTTGTCAGCGTCTTCGCCTTTGCGTGTGCCCTCTTTCTTATAATTACTTACAGCGAAGTATGTATCCCACCCCTCGCTGTCGTAGTAATCTGCGGCTTCGGCCAAATCTTCCAATGAATGAAAGTACGCTTGGCGATGTCTGCCTTCAACCAGACTATTTCTGAAGAGAACATACACTCCTTTGGGGGGTAACACCCACCTTAAAAATTCTATCGTATTCATATTTGCACCCAATGCCGAAAGACACTATGGCAGGGGTGTCGGCGCACCCTCTTCGGCAATGCCTAGCCATAGTGGAGTGTTACCGGCTTAGTCGTCCCATTCGTCGATAACGTCACTCAGGTCTTCGTCGTCCGAGGGTGCGGGTGCGGACTTCTTAACGACCTTCTTTTTGGGTTCCTCTGTTGCGGCAGAGGTATCTGGCTCATCGCCAAATATGTCATCCGAGTCATCATCTTCTGACTCAACTTGCGTGCTGGTAGTGTCACTGAACGGATTGTCAGGCTGCGCTACGTACCCCTCTACCACACCAAACGGTGAGCGAGAAGCCATAGGCTTGTAATCTATTACCTGCACACCGTTCAAGCGTAGGCTTACGCCATTTTCGCGCATGTTGTACGGCACAAAAGTAACCGCAATATTCACAATGCTGCCCGTAGTCAGCTGAAAATCTTTTGGTAGCTCGTTGTTCTTCGCATCTACTTGTAGTGGGGGTTTAGTCAAATCGGTGCCGTAAGCACCTTTTAGCTTGCCCTTGCCAATATAGTTACCGTCATCGTTTTTCTTAAACGGCAGTGGGAACTTCTCAGGCCAGCTACCTTCTTTCTTAGCGTCATACGCCGCTTTCATTGACTTGTACAAAGCCTTTGCTTTTTTCTCAGACATCACAAAAGACATCTCGTATGCCGCACCGTCATCTAGTGGATCACACTTAACAGAACCACCTTTCCCACCGTTTGCTTTATTGTCAAACTTGTAAGTGGTGTTGATTCTTGGGTAGAGAGCTTCGACGTTCTCCAGTGTGTAATACATATCTACTTCAGCCATGTTGGTCTCCTTGACTTAGGCTATTGTGAACCCTTCCGTTTCCGCAAATGGCGAGCCGCCGTTGACGTTATGCAAATCCACTTTGAATGCGATTGCCTGTAACGTGTCCTCGTGATCTACCATGAGCCGGACTTCTTCAAGTTCTTTTTCTTCTAGTGGTCGCTGCGGATAGAAAGTCAACTTAGGCACAGAACTGCCTCCATCAAAACCTATCCTAGTGACCACCGCTATTGAGGGCGTTCCATGCCCAGATAAAAATTTGGAGTAAGCCTGTAGTGGCATACCGCCCCCCTGCTCCTTACCAAATATAGACGAGGCAGGGACTTGCAACTGATATACCGTATCCAGTGCATGATCTTCAACAACCGCTAGGCGTTGATGAAATCTACAAGCCCTACCCCCTGCGTTCCCCGAACCTCGTACATTCTGAGTACAGTCTAAGCAACGTGCACTCTGTCTCTGGTCTTCTGGCACTTCGGGTGCAGGTCTTTGAGTGTCTGTTGACCAGCATGTAGGTAACTTCTTAGCTCCAACCACGTAATCGTCTTTGTAATACGAACGGGATACATCCGCTGCGTTCACTATAACTACGTCTATGGAACAGCAAATGCTACCTTCTGGCTGATCTACCAGACCCGTAAACTTACTACCCTGTATGCTGATTCGGCGCACTATAGGTCTGCGTCGGGATCAAATGCCGTGGGATCGAACTCATCAGGGTCTTCAACCGCTGCAACGTCTTCTGTGCCAGTGCGTGCTAGAACAGCTTTTGACGCTTCCGCTAATGCAAACCGCTGAGTTTTTCCTACTTTTACGTAGGTGTTAGAAGGGATTACCCCATCACGCACCCATTTACGTGCAGTGGACAAGGATATACCGAAGTGCTTTGCCACTTCTTCAATCGGAACTAGCTGCTCCATTATGCTTTCCTTACTGTCACAGCGTACTCCGAATCCACGTTTAACCCTTTCGGCAACAGGTCTGGGTTCTCTTCTAAGAACCCTTTGACTGCCCCTTGGTGTAAACGCTTCTCCAAGAACTCAGGCACCTCATGCTCCAAGATAAACTTGTGCATGGATTCCCAATCACTCGTCCAATACTTTTGCTTCACAGTACGGTAGAACGTACCGGCATCAGTCTTGACGCTCTTGGCCCCCGTATCTTTCAAATGATCCAAGAGTGCGCTTTTTATTTTATTTTGCTGCGCGACTAATTTGTCGTCAGCTTCCCTAAATTCAGCAGACAGACGTTCCCTTTCGCCCTTGATCTTGAGATAAACCCTAGTCAATTTCTCCAAGGTGACACTATCTACTACTTTTGCATCAGCCATGTTTGTGTCCTATTCATTGCCGAGAACTGCAATCTAAAGGTAGCTTATGCGTTAGTCAAGTATTTCCTTGTAAAGATCAATAATTTTTGTGTGGGTATCTATTTTGTTGTTAAGTAATGCGTATACACGTTTTTCGACGCTAGAACCCTGTAGCTGTACGACAGTGCATTTATGATCTTGACCCGCTCTGTGTACACGGGCGTTTGCCTGTGCATAAGTCTCCACAGAACTCGTTGGCCCCCACCAAACCACAGTGTTTGCAGCGGTTAGTGTGACACCGTGTGCAGCTGCTTGCGGCTGAATTACCAACACTCTGGGGTTGTCTGTCTCTTGAAATTCTTTGAATATACGCGTGCGATCCCCTGCTTTCACTGCACCGCTAATCACCTCAGTGGGTATGCCATCCGCTCGTAGCTTCCCTGTAAGCAAATCTATCGTGTGCTTGAACGGCACAAATATCAAAACTTTCTTGCTTGACTCGTCTATTACTTCACGCAACACCTTATATCGGTGCTTGGTATCAAACTCTATGGTCTCACCAGAATCGGTGTACACAGCACCGGAACTGATTTGCAGTAGCTTGTTCATATTCACGGCGGCGGTAGCGGCAGTAACATCCTCACCAGCCGCTTGCATAATCATCTTGTCTTTTAGTTCTTTGTAATACTTTTCTTGTTGGCGCGTTAACGGTATGTCGCGTGTAACGTAAATCATGTCTGGCAGATCCAGACATTCATCTTTGGTGTAACGTATTGCTGGTTGTAGTGCGTTGAACACTGTCTCAGTAGCGTTGGGTTTAGGCACCCATTTGAAGTTGGTTACTTTGTACATAACCATGTCGCGGAAAGAACCAAAAAATCGTGGCACACCTTTCGGATTGACTAGCTTGGCTAGCCCATAAGCATCCACAGGGCTTTGTGCAGCGGGTGTGCCTGTAAGTAACCAGAGCCACATATCTGTGGTGAGTAGTTTGTTGAGCGTTTTCCATCGCTTTGTCTGTGCATTCTTATAGTGAGTTGCTTCATCTACAATTATCAAATCAAACCCACTGTCCGCTATGGCGTCAGCGACTATTTCCACACCGTCATAATTTATTATGACAAACTCTGCGTCACCCGCGATTACCGCAGCACGTTTTTTGGCCGAGCCGTAAGCAATATCTACTGTGCGGTGCATGGCAAAGTCAAACAGATCCTTGCGCCATGCCGAATCCATAATCGACAGAGGACAGATAACTAGGACGCGGTTGATCTTGCCTTGGTTGAATAAAAAGTCTGCCGCCCATATAGCACTGGCGGTCTTACCTGTGCCCTGCTCGTTAAAACAAAACGCACGTTTGTTGAGTGTGAGAAACCCTGATGTGGTTTTTTGGTGGCTGAACGGCTCGTACTTACCTGTCCACTTGTACTTACCCTCAATGGGGGACGGTGCTTGTATGTTTAAGTTCTTGAGTACATGTGTTTCATCCACACCCCAATTAACTACCACTCTGTTTCCTGATAACTCCTTGCTCTTGGGTATTACAGTGGTGACCTTGCCCGGATTTTTAAGGCGTAATAGAAGTGCTTTGTTATATACAACTTTCAACTTGGTCTCCTTTTTAGTCCCGCCTTCGACTACACGGACGGGAACGTGCTGGATCACGAAGTGGAGGGGGGTGGGTAGTCACTCCGTGCAGTCATTCAAAAAAGTCCCGCCTTCGACCACACGGACGGGAACGTGCTCAGGATCGAAATGACAACGATCTGGCCTAATAAGTCCCGCCTTCGACCACACGGACGGGAACGTGTTAACAGGTAGGAAACA